CTGGACGAAGACCAGTTGCCATTTACTCCTGGATCATGGTATGAATGTGACGGTATGGCACATGTCAACGGTGTGAGCCGCAACGCTGGACACATACAGATCGAAGATGAAAATGGGAATTCTGTGTTTGAAAAAAGTCTAGAAGATTGCGATGGCTGTGAGGACAGTCCGGCCTGGAGCTGTCAAGACGAAGTCTGGATTGGCTCACGCAAAAAAGGCGAAGTGGTATTTATTGGCAGTAGCAACGAGAAAGGCACGTTCTTTGAAGGCGAGATTGAACTGCGAGCACCATTTGACATTGAAAAACTTGAACTACACTACGATGAAGTCGACGGAGAAGAAATTGTCAACTGTGTGTATTACGACGGTGAAGAAATCGACAACAACGGTGGCAGCACCGACGGTAAAAGCTCGGACATGATCATGGTCCGCCTCACTGACGATGATGGCAATTTTGAACGCTATGAGCCCGAAGAAAAAGACTGGGGTCATCCCGAATACGGTACCAGTCCCAGCGACTGGGACAAATCCCAGACATTCAAATTTAAGAAACAGCGACCCACGATCCCTGGATACTATAGTTGCAACTATGGATTCGGCAGCACCTATGGTAGCCTGTACTGGGATGGCAAGAACTTTGGTGAATGGGAATACGGCAAGTTCCATGCCAAGGATGACGACGGTATAGTTTCCTGGTCGGGCTACAACTGGGACACAAGCTCATGGGTCAACCAACCTCCCGAGCCACCCAGCCTGATCTGCGACAATAAAAAGTGTGGCTGGGTAGGCAGCGGTGATGACCGCCGTGAAGATGAAGAATACAACAGTCATTGCCCTGAGTGTGATGGCACAGAGTTTACGTGGATCGATTATGATCCTGACACTAAGCAAGGTCGTGCCAACCGTGCCAAGTATTGTAGAGAATGGGATCCGGAGGTGTCGATGAACAGGATCGTTAAAGCATTTCCTGTAACTGAAGAGGAGACAGCATAATGGCATGGCCCTATGGACCCGATGAAGATGTAGCAGTAGCAGAACCAGCCACAGAATCCAAATCACGCTGGTGGACTGTTAGGACCTACTATAAAAAGTCTTGTGAACAACACGAATACTATGTGCAAAACGATGGCGCTGGTCGCGTTGTTGTCAAGGACGGATTCCGCTCGTGTGAATACCGTGTAGAAACCAATGACGGAGAGTTTCCGCAATTTAGCTTTACCAACTGCCCAGGAGGTAGTGCTGATTTAGACAGCGTTGATCTAAATTCCTGCTTTGGTGACAACATTGAATCAACTGAACTAGTTGAAATGTTCGACGGCGGTTGTTGGGGCGAAGTTGAAATTGAAGGCATTGATGACGAAGCCGAAGTGGAACGGCTACAAGAACTCGTCAATGATGAAGGTAGTTATGCCCTTGAAGAAGATGGAGAATGGTATCTAGATGAAACTGAAGTTTGGGTCTGGGGACCACTGGAAGTCGAAGACGAAGAAGGCAATACTCGTATCATCTGCGCCGATGCTGATGGTAATATGATGGACTTTGTAGATGAAGACAACTGATTGGTTTCACCGAGACATTGACCCAATTAATGAAGGTGAATATGAAGTAACCACCCAATATTGGCCATGGCCACATCGTGTGCAGTGGACAAAAGAAAAAAAGTGGGATTCAGAATTACCCATTGAGCAATGGCGAGGACTATTAAATACGGATATTACAAAATGACAACATTTACTACAGAAGATAGAGAACATGCCAGACCTGCCTGCGGATGCGGCCGTAGCCCGTCGGGATACTGTGTGGGCTGGCATTCTTTGTCAGAGCAGGATTATTTAAAAGAACGAGAGTTATACGAATACCGGATGCAGGCCCAGGGTCTTTGGTTTGACGGTGGTACCTGTACTGGTGGCAATTCAGAATTAAAATAGGAGAATTACTATGTCAACAACTTATGCAGATGTTAGTGTTATCAACAACCGAATGATTTCGGTCTACAACAACATGTTCTTGGCCGTGGTCAACAGCATGTTGGTCAGTCTATTAGTAGCGTCAAGTCCCGCAGTCATGCAGTTTTTATTCACAGGGTTCATGAAATGGATTGTGATTTTTGCACCCTTGGTCATGATCCTGGCCATGACCTGGATCATGGAAAAAGCCACCTACGGTGAAGCCAGAGCCATGTTACACATCTTTGCTGCCTTGATGGGTGTGAGTCTCAGTGCCATATTTGTGATCTATACCACGGCCAGTATCGTGAGTGCATTCATGGGAGCCGCGGTATTATTTGGCACCATGAGCCTGTATGGTTATTTTACCAAAAAGAGTCTTGAAAGCTGGGGTGGCTTCTTGCTTGTTGGCTTGATTGCTGTTATAATAGCAAGTATAGTAAATGTGTTTTTGGGTAGTAGCACCCTGGCCATGGTTGTCAGTGCAGTGGCCATCATCGTGTTCTTGGGTCTCACTGCCTATGACACACAACGCATCAGAGAAGCAGTCAGTGTGTTTGAACCAGACAGCAAGGTCGAAATCCTAGGAGCATTGAGCCTGTACATGAACTTTATCAATATCTTTACCAGTCTACTACAACTGTTTGGTGGTCGCAACGATGATTAAATCTTTTAGAATTTGGTTGGCACGCAAGATACTGGGCAACCATTGCCCTTGCTACCAAATGGGTTATCACAGCATGGTGGACTTTCAACAACGATCAGCCGATGCCTTGGCTGCCCATAAAAAAAGAACTCAATGAAACGTGTGTTAGTAACCGGTGGATGTGGCTACATTGGTAGCCACGTGGCACGAGCATTCAAGCAAGATGGCTATCAAGTTACCGTCATAGATCGTGTGGAACGACCACACACTCTTAAAAACATCGATGGATATTTTATTGGCGACTTTGTGAGTGATGGTGCTCTCAGTGTGCTGATCCACGATTGTCCTGACGTGATCGTGCATTGTGCTGGTACCAGCCTGGTAGGACCCAGCATAGACAATCCGGCTGAATACTGGGACAACAACATTGTTAAGTTGGTTAGATTCTTGGACGTGGTGCGTACCTTGCCCAAGCGACCACTGATCTTGTTTAGTTCAAGTGCCAGTGTTTATGGCGAACCCGAGACCATGCCCATACCCGAAGAACATCGCATAGATCCCATCAGTCCCTACGGCAACACCAAGGCCACTGCCGAACGCATACTCAAGGACTATTTCACTGCCTATGCCATACCCAGTGTGTGTTTTCGCTTTTTCAATGCGGCAGGTGCTGAGCCATTCAACCACGACCTAGGACAAGAGCTGGGTGCCACACACCTGGTGGCACGTGCCTGTGAAGCCAGCATAGCCAAACAAAACTTCATAATCAACGGTCGAGATTACAACACCACAGATGGAACCTGTGTGCGAGATTACATACATGTATGGGATCTAGCTCGGGCTCATGTGCTGGCAGCCAGCAAGGCCGGCGAGGCCACCGGATGGGTGGGTGCTCAACGTATCAACTTGGGCACAGGACAAGGCTACAGCAATCTCGAAGTGGTCATGGCAGTGAAAACACGCTGGGGCGGAGGCACAGTTGAATATCGACAACCCCGACTGGGAGATCCTCCCAAACTCATAGCACATGCACACAAGGCCTATCATTGGCTGGGTTGGACACCAGAACACAGCGATATCAGGACCATTGTAGACTCGGCCTACCAGTGGTACACTAGATAAATATTTCTGATGTATCAATATGCCGAACTCGTCCACTGGATGAGAAATCAAGACACCATGAAGATCTTGCCTGCTCAGGTAGACATAGATCTAACCAATGTATGCAATCAAGACTGCTACTACTGCAACAGTGCAGATTTTCGTGCAGAAAAACCTGTACAGAAAAAATACACAGAATATATCGAGTTACTAGATAAATTAGCAGGGTGGCGAGCTCATACTCCCCGCAGTTATGGTACCACTCACACTATAACATATCCCGGTGGCGGAGAACCCACAGTTTTAGTCAGTTATGAACGAGTAATCGAGCACACCATAGATCTGGGATTTTTGACCAGCATTACCACCAATGGTTCAAACCTGGATGTGTTGCTAGATAATGTGGCCGTGGATAAATTACGCAAGATAGCCTGGATTGGCATTGACATCGATGCTGGCACCAAGGACTTGTATGAACAAATACGACGTAGCCTGACTGCTCGCAGCTTGTTTGGCAAGGTCTGTGACAATGCACGTGGCCTGATTCAAGCTGGTGTCAATGTAGATTTTAAATGCCTGATCAATCCCTTGAACGACACAGAAGAAGCCATGCATGACTTGTTTAAGTTAGTTGCAGAACTGGGCGGGCGTATGTTGTACTTTCGTCCAGTGATTATCAACAATCAGGCCTATCCCATCACAGAGGCTACCATTGCTAGACTAGAACGTTACAGTCAATTGTATAAACTACCTTACTGGGCCAATCAAAACAAAACACTTCCACGTAACTATAAAAAGTGTCACCAGATGTTTCACTTTCCTGTATTCTGTGCTGATGGTAAAATATACATCTGTTGTGAAGGCAAAGGTAATTCGCAGTTTGAATTGGCCAATTGGGACACAGGAGACTTCCGAGATGCTTGGTTAAGCTCACGTCACTATGAAATATACAATCGTACCCGTGTGGAGTTTTGTGCTCCGTGC